TCGCCGCCGCATGCCAGGCGGCGAAGCCCTTGGCGTCGGCGGGCGGTTCCTCGGCGGTGAAGCGTTCGTATCCGCCCAGCGCCGCCTGCATGCGTTCAGGCAACGCCGCCTGCACCTGCCGGCGCAGGGTTTCCATGTCCTCGGCCATGGTCACGGCACCGCCCGCCGGGCGGCGGCGGCCATGAGCTCCGGCTGGGCGGCGAGATAACGTTCGCCCTCGGGCCAGTCGCCGCCGCCATCCTGGCTGTCGACGGAATAAAGCGCGTGCAGGATGCCCGGCAGATAGCGGCGCTCGCGAAAGCCGTCAGGCAGTCCCGCATAAGGCGGCAGACCGCAAGCGGCAAGGTCGGCGGCAAAATCCTCGGGACTGGCGGCATAGGTCCCGGCAACGCCGCGCAGGTAGATGACGCCGTCGGGGTGATGATGGAACTCGGCCATGGGACACCTCAGGTCTTGACGATGAAGTTGAGAACCAGCGACGGCGGCATGTTGTTATGGGCCCCACTGCCGCCGGCAGCCCAACTGTTCGTAGAGGTGACGCCGCTGTGCAGGCCGCTGATGTCACCCCCGCTCGCCGCGCCCAAGTCGGCGCGCGCATAGACGACATGAGCATGCGCGTGGCTCGGCATCTCGGCAGAAGACAGCGTGTGCGTCTCGGCACCGACCTTGCCGCCGAACGTGCGGGCGGACAGGCCAGATCCGGTTCCGGCGCCGATGGGGGCGCGGCCACGCAGATCGGGCAGATTGAAGGTGGTGGAGCCGTCACCCGCACCGAACGCCGTCCCGACGACCCCGAACAGCCGGGCGTAGGTGGTGCGGCTGACTGCGGCACCGTCACACAGCAGCCAGCCTGCGGGCAGCGTGCTGCTGCAATAGGGCAGGACGCTGCCGGTCGGCACGCCCTGAACCAGGCCGGGCACCTGATCGGCGGTCGGCACCTGGCCGGCACCCGTGCCCAGGCTGGCGGCGGCGGCGCTGCCCAGGACCGGTCTTCCCGACAGGTCGGCATAGGCGCCCGAGGCGGCGATTGCGGCCAATCCCAGATTGGCGCGCGCCGCCCCCACGTCCTCAAGGTCTCCCAGGTTGCGCCGCCGATCCAGCGGGGTCGAAACGCTGGAAGCAATCGCCACCGCCGTATCGGCGGCCTGCCGGGCATCGGCGGCCGCCTGTTCGACCACGGCGCGGTCGGCGGCCACCGCCTGCCGGTCCGCCGCCACCGCAGCGGCAGCCGCAGGCGCGGTGTCGGGATCATAATCCGTGTTGACCAGGCCAGAGCCGTCGGCATTCCACTTCAGCCCCCGGTCGGGCACGGGATCCGGCAACGACAGGTCAGCGGCGGAATCGCTGGTGAACGGCCGCTGCAGGCAGCGCGCGACATCGTCCGCCACCTGCTGCACCGCCGCCACCTGATAATCCAGTTCGTCATTCAGTGTCTTGGCGCGGATGATGCCATCGGTCTGGAAATCGCTGACCCGCGCCAGCGCCATCCGGCGGCGCAGCGTCACCCGGCAGCCGGCAACCGGCGGCACCTCGAACAGCACGGTGCCGCCGCCAGTGATGCCGACGCCCGAAACGGCAAAGCCAGCGGCCACCCGCTCGCGCTCGCGCCACACTTCCAGGTCGGCGGCTTTGAACACGGCGAAGGGAAAGGTGAACGCCGCCTGGACGCCGTCGGCCAAGTAGTGCACGCAGGGTGCGATATCGTTGATCTGCAAATGCTCGGTCATGTTTTGTTCCTTGCTCTAGCTGGCCACTTTCATTTCGGTGGCCACGGCCAGCACGGTGCAGGGCAGCGGCACGTCCTGGACAATCCGCCATAACGGCTGGAAGGCGTCGCGTCGCCAGCCGATGGCGCGGATCTGCACGTCGCCGGAAAACGGCGGCGGTGCGGCGTCGAACTGATGGCGGCCGAAACGGCGGAACGGAATGGCGGTCATCCCCTTGCCGGTGTCGATATGCAGCGCCTTGGTGTCGAGCAGCCGGAAATGCGCCCGCACCAGCCGCATCACTGCGCCATTGCCAATGCCGGTTCCGGTCTGCACCACCGGGGGCAACGGTTCGATTTCGTGGCTATAGGCCAGACCGACGTGCACGCTGCGGGCCGGCTCGCGCAAGGTGACCGCGCCGCCCTGCACCACCGCCTGCTCCAGCACGCCGCCATCGGCCAGGATGCTGACCCTCTGCCCCTCGAGATGGCCAAGGCCACGCCACACCGCCTTTGGCTCCAAGGCGGTTCCGGTCATGGCGCCGTCCAGCGACAAGGCGTCGTCGAAACGTTCCAGGGTGGTGCCATTGGCGCGCTCGACCAGAACGTAGACGGCGTCATCGACCACCGCCACCGAACGGAAAGCCCCCGCCGTGGCATGCAATGTCCAGGCAGTCACCTTTTCGGTACGGTAGATGGTCAGCGTGCCCAGGGTGCCGTCGCCCATCACCATGTAAAACAGGCGGCGGGTCGGGTCGTAATCCTGATCGACCGGGCTGTTCATCAGATGCTTGGCCAGCATGGCCAGATCGGTGGACTGATAGGCCTGCTCGACGTCGGCGAACAGGAACTCGCGCAAGTCACGCCCGTTGCGCGACACATACAAGGTGGCGCCATCCACGTCGCGCGGCGGCACCTGGCGGTCGACCGGCGACCCCACCCGTGTCTGCCGGGTCAGCTGAATGTTCGACGGCGTCAGCGGATCGCCCGACACCATCCATTCCGCGCCCGAGGTGAACACCTGCAGATGCCGCCCCGAGAACACCGCACGGATGGCGTTGACCTGATCCGACAGCAGGGCGAACTCGATGGCCTCGTCGTCCTCGCCGGTGCCGAGGTCGAAATTGAACAGGTCCGACGATTTGGACATCCACAGCCGGTTGGGCAGGTCGCGCGACCCGCCGATGACCAGCCGGTCCTGGTGGAAGCACACAGAAACCGGCCAGCCGCGCAGGGCCGAGAACGCCGGTTCCTCCCAGTCGGTCGCGGCCGAGGTCCCCGGCAGGCTTTGCAGCACCGTTGCCGTGGCCTGGGTCTTGGACGGCACGGCCTTGATTTCGACCGCCTTCTGCTGGATGCGGAAGCATTGGCCGACATGACTGGTGTCGAACACCTCGGCCGAGGCGGTCAGGGTGATGGTTCCCGAAGTGCCCGACGGCGTCAGCGTCACCTCGTCAGCGGCGAATTTATGGGTCGGCTGATAGACGACGCCATCCTTCTTGTAGAAGCTCCACTCGGCGATGGACCATGCGGTGTGCGCGGTGCGGGTGACCTTGCGCGGGCTGACGTCGGGATGCACCAGCAGCAGGGTGTCCGCCGTCTGGCTCCAGCGCAGCTGGGCCAACTGGCCGGCACTCCACGGTGTGGTCAGCTTGGCCAGCCAGGCGTCGTCGGCGTAGATGTCCATGCGTTTGTCGCTCAGCACCAGCAGATAGGTCTGTTCGGTGTTGAACTCGAAAGCGATCAGACGGCCCGGCCCAGGCGCAATATCCACGTGACGCAGGCCAGGACGGCGCGAGACGCCGCCCACCGGGGCGATGAACACGTTGCGCAGGCGTTTGGCGCCATTGGCATAGGCCGACAGGTCGCCGCGCCCCAGCATGTCGAGGCTCAGTTCGCCAGCGGTGAAATTGGTCTTGGTCAGCGTCACGGTCATGAGCGCACCTGCACCAGCGGAAAGTCGGTGATGGCCTGTGGCGTGTCCTGCTGGCCGTCGGCCAGCTTGGCGCGGCGGAACTCGTCCTCGGACAGGCGATACAGCAGCTCCGCCCGGGTGGTGCTTTCGGTCAACGGAATGCAGAACTCGGCCGCCAGCCGGGCGATCAGCGCCTGGTCGAAGAAGGGCGGAAAGGTCAGTTCCTCAGGCCGGAAAATATAGGTCAGCACCAGTTCCTGGGCATCGGTGTGCAGACGGCTTTCGGCGATGCGGTAGGGCACGCCGAAGCCCTGGCCACCGACGCCCGCCGACAGCGCCCGCAGGAAATCCGCCGGCAGTTGGTAGGCATGGGCGTAATCAGCCACTGGCGCCGCCGCCAGCCGCGGCAACATCACCTGGCCGGTGGCGAAATTCCACGGATGGGCGGACAGCAGGCCGTCGCGGATGGAAGGATACAGATTGGCCGCCACCTCGGCTTCGGCCGAGCCCTCGTCGAACGAGGCGATGGTGGCGGCACCGATTTTCAGCAGCGCGCGTGAACTGAGCGCGATGGCCGACAGCGCCATGGCGGAAACTCCCTTGTAAAAAGGCGCGGGCCGGCGCTCTCCACATGGGAAAGGCCGGCCCGCGCGGATCGGACGCGGATCAGTCGGTGTTGGCGGCGCCGATCTGGGTCATGTCGCGGACGTCGACCGCGCCGGCGGCCGCCTGCGACACCAGGAACAGGCCCGCCTTGGGCGCGGCCGAGGTTTCGACGTTGGCGATGATGATGTCGCCGGCCCGCAGCATGTCGGCGGCGGCATTGAAATAGCCGGCGCTGTCCACGGCGGCGGCGGCATCCTGGGTGGCGTAGTGCCACAGGGTGAAGCCGTTGGCGTAGGCAAGCACCGACAGGTCCTTGGACTGGTAGGCCATGACGGGAAAACTCCTTACGATTCGAGGCAGCGCAGGCTGACGATGCCGGCCGGGTCGATGAGGGCGGCGCCCTGGCTCATCATGTTGTTGATGAACCAGGCGGCGCGGTCACCGTGATAGGTGATCTCGGACTTCACTTCCGAGCCGATGGCGTGGCCAACGGCGGTCTTGTGGTACCAGAAGCAGCGGCGCACGTTGCCCGCCTTGGTCAGGCCCGAATGGGGCATCCACAGGGTGCCCAGCCAGTGCTTGGCCTGGGTGCCCTTCCACGGCAGATCCTCCGAGCCGACATAGTCGGCATCGGCGAATTCATCGATCTGCAGCAGTTCGGACCACTGCTTCCAGCCGACGACGGCGGTGCGTTCGCCGTCGTCGGGCACATCGGCCTCGCCCAGCATCTCGAAGGCGGCCAGCACCTTCTCCTTGGTCAGGCCGGTGGTGGCGTCCAGCGCATGGTTGGTGGACTTGTCCAGCTCGGCGATGATCAGCTCGTCGCTCTTGCGGCCCAGCGCATAGGCGCCGGCATTGACCAGCACGGCGCGCTCGTCGTGCTCGATCTTGAGCT